AGTTAGCGACTCAGATTGAAGAAAAATGATCAGAAGGTTCTGAAAGGCCTCGAACTGCGCCGTGACATCGAGCATATGATTGGCAACACCGATCAAGCTCGCGATAGCGGTGCGCCACGTTACTCAGCATCATTGACGTCATTTATCACAAATGGCTCAGTGGGTGCAGGCGGGGCATTTGCCACTGGCGATGGTACAGACATCCCAACAGGTGGCACTGACCGCGCTTTGACACTGGCTCTCATTGACGACGCCACTCAAGACGCATGGTCAGATGGCGGTGCGCCAGAGATGCTTGTTTGCTCAGCGGTTAACCGCTCGAACATCAGTGATCTGGCTCAAGCTGGAACAAACTTGATCACAAATCAAGTGAACGCGACTGCTGCCAAAGCACCGCAATTTACAGGCAGCGTGTCGGTCTACATGAACGATTTTGGCAGTCTTTCCATTACGCCATCTCGATTCATGGGCAATGATCGCCTGTTTGTTCTCGACCCGAATTATGTGGAATTGTCTACCATTGCGGGACGCAATTTCTCAGAGAACGCCATTGGCAACACAGGTGACGCTGAAAAGATGCAAATCATTGTGGAATTCAGCACAGTCATGAAGGCACCTAAAGCCCATGGAATGATCTTAGATCTCAACGGTTCTTAATCGTTCAGGCAAACAACAATGAGAAGGGGGCTTTCAGCCCCCTTTTCTTTTGAGGGAAAAATGGCAAAACGACTTTTGAATAAAGACGCAACCAGAGGCACAGAGGTCTGGATGCACGACAACCCCGAAGGTGGTTGGACTATCGAACAAAAGCAACACGTTTCTCAGGTGCTTGAGCAAAATAAACGGCTGAGAGATGAGTGGCAGCAAGGCAAGCTGATCGGCAACACCCAGAAGCACTGGCAACAGGTCGCCGATATCCCAGCCGCGCTCTATCTGCAATTAAAAGAAAAATACGGCGAGCCAAATCAGAACCCGAAAGAGTGGCGCAAATGGCTCAACGATTATGATAATCGGTTTTTTAGGACAAGTGGTGGACATATCTGATGGCAATTTCGACATATGCTCAGCTTCAAACTGCAATCGCGAACTTTCTCGCGAGAACTGACTTGACGCAGCAGATCCCAGATTTCATCGCTCTTGCAGAGGCAAGAATGTCTCGCGAGCTTGAGACACGTTCTCAGGAAAAACGTGCGACAGCGGTTTTGACGCCTAACAATGAGTATATAAGTTTGCCTGTAGACATGAGGGAGATCCGCGAGGTCAAGTTGCTCACATCCCCGCTGACAGTTTTGACGTATAAGTCACCAGCGCAGATGGACACCGATCATGGCACTACAGGGACTGGTAAGCCTGTCTCATTTAGCATTATCGGCGATGAGCTAAAGCTGCGGCCTGTGCCTGACTCTGGTTATACGGCTGAGATCGTTTATGTGGGAGACATTGAGCCTTTGTCAGCCACTAGAACAACAAACAACATTTTAACACGTCACCCCGACGCTTATCTCAGCGGGTCGCTTGCCGAAGCCTATATTTACCTAATGGATGAGCAAAGGGCGCAACTGTATGATCAAAAATTTTCTCGCGCTATCGAGGAAGTTCGTCGCGATGAGGACAGATCACAGTATGGCAGTTCAACACTTCGCACTCAATCAATCTATCAACAACAATCATCTGGAGTCTAAATTATGAGCGCAATGAGCGACTATCTGGAAAATGCTTTTCTAGATCACTTTACTGGCACAACATCAACGACCGCCCCAGCCGCCATCTATCTTGGCCTTTCAACTGGTTCGATGGCTGATGATAACTCAGGAACAGAGCTGAGTGGCAATGGCTATGCACGTCAGGCCATCACATTTGCATCTGCGGCAAGCGGGTCTATTTCAAACAATGCGGCTGTCGAGTTTCCAGCGGCAACGACCTCAAGCTGGGGCAGCGTTTCGCATTGGGCGATCTATGACGCATCAACAGGCGGCAACCAGCTTTTTCATGGGAGCTTTGACACAGCCAAAACGATTGCTGTTGGCGACATTTTGAAAGTTGCCGCATCATCACTGACTCTGACTGCGGCCTAAATATATGGCAACTCTGGATGAACTGAGCGCATGGGGCAACCTAGACGCCATCAACTCATATGGGTCGATGGACGCTCTAGATGCCCTTGTGGTTCATCAGGCCACAGGATCGGCGGCAACATCTGCAACTGCCCAAGCTGATGAGCCAACAAAGGCAAAAGCCTTTTCAGGCTCTGCGGCAACAGCGGTGACAGTCTCTGCTGGCGCGATCCATATGAAAGGCGTCACAGCGTCTGCGACAACGGCTGGGGCTGTCTCTGCCTCTGCCATTGCTTTAAGGCTTTTGAGTGATGCGGCGGCTGTGAACACAAGCGCAACGGCAACCATCACGCACATTCAGGCGTTCACTGGTTCAGCCGCAACCTCTGCGATTATCACTCTGCCATATCCAGATTTCAACTATGTGGTCAATGTTCACTCAACTGTCACTACAACTGCCACAGCGACCGCAGACAGGCCAAATGCAACCTTTAATTTTGAGGGGTCGGCTGGGATAGACACAGCGGCGACTGCGACTGCTTCAGGTGCGATTTTAGGTGAAGATTGGACAGTGGTGCCGGACACCTCTGGAGTGTGGTTCATACAATGATCGAGTTTATGGATTGGCTACCAGACCAGCCACAGCTAAACAATAAGGGCGTCACAATAGCCGAAAACGTGATCCCGATGGCTCGCGGATATCGCTCTTTGCATGGCTTTGAGCCTGTTAGCAATGCTGCAACTGGTGCAATTAGAGGCATATTTGCTGGCAAAGACAACACAGGCATCGTGACGCTTTTCGCTGGTGATGACACAAAACTCTATAAATACAACTCAGCGAACAACAATCTGGTCGATAGCTCGAAATCTGGCGGGTATGCTTTGGGCGGTGCTGATCGTTGGCGTTTTGTTCAGTTTGGCGACAAAGTTCTGGTCGCTGGCGGCAGCGGCGAAGAATTGCAAAAATATCAGCTTGGCGTTGACACAGCATTTAGTGATCTCAGCGTGTCAGCCCCGAAAGCTGATTTCATTGCAGTTGTAAGGGATCAGGTTTGGGTGGCCTCGATTGATGAGGGCAGCGGCAAAATCCCATTTCGCACCAGATGGTCTGCGATAAACGATGAAACTGGCTGGACAGTTGGCACAGATCAATCTGACTTTCAGGATATTTTCGGCGGCGATGCTGGGGCTATCACAGGTCTTGTGGGCGGTGAATTTGCGACAATATTGATGGAGCGCGGGATTGCTGTTGCTCAATATGTTGGCTCTCCGCTGATCTATCAGATCGACATGGTCGAAACATCTCGCGGATGTAAATACAAGAACTCTGTCGCGAATATTGGCAAAACGACGTTCTTTATATCTGACGATGGGTTTTTCTCATTCGATGGGAGAGGCGCAAATCCGATCGGCGCGGAAAAAGTTAATCGTTGGTGGATGAATGACGTTGACACATCCAAGACCGATAAAATGTCAGCCGCTGTTGACCCGATCAATCAGATTGTTTGCTGGTCTTATGTGTCAAATGACTCGACTGACGGCGAGCCAGACAAGATGATCATTTATCATTATGTTCTTGGGAAATGGTCGATTGCCCTTGTTCAAGCAGAGTTGATCGCGCCATTTTTCACGTCTGGCGTGACTATGGAAGGTCTCGACAACATCAATTCTGACATGGATAGCATTACAGGTGCGCTCGATTCAATCTATCGCGGCGGCAGTTTTCTTTTCGGCGGTGCGTATAATTCCAAAATATATGCTTTTAATGGCGACGCCATGGACGCCACTATCGAGACCGCTGAGTTTTCTCTCGCAAAGGATCGGCACACGGTTGTCACAAGAACTGTCCCCGCCTTTGAAATCAGCGGCACAGGCTCTGTGACCATGTCGATCGGTTCACGCGACAGGCAAGATGATCCTGTTGTCTATAGCACAGCGTCAGCTTTGACCGATGAGGGGTTTTGTCAGCATCGGGTTCAGGCTCGATTTCATCGCTTCAAGATGCAACTGACAGACAACTGGCAAAAGGCTTTTGCTGTTGATGTGGAGGGTCGTCCACTTGGCAGACGCTAATTATAGAAGATTGCCAGCGGTTGCAGAGGATGGGCGCGAGATTGCTCTCATCGTGAACAACATCCTCGATGGCAAGATCAATGCAACAGGCACAGTCACGCTAACAGCCAGCACCGCATCAACAGCGGTCACTGAAAATCGAGCAGGCTCTGACAGTGTGATTTTGTTTATGCCCACAACAGCAAACGCTGCCGCTGAGCAGGCGGCTGGGGGAATGTATGTTTCCAGTCGTGGCAAGCAAACTTTCACGATCACTCATGCTAATAACACGCAATCGGATCGGACATTTGACTACATTGTCATCGGATGACTGGCACAGGTGCAAGCCTTACATCGAGGCGGCTCTGGATCATGCTCATGGCACACACACAGCCGATGATGTTCTGAAAATAATTGTGAGCGGGGATGCTCAGTTTTGGCCTTTTGCTGATGCAGCGATTGTGACTGAGATTATCCGATATCCACAGAAAACTGTTTTGCGGTTCTGGCTCGCTGGCGGGAACCTCGAAACCCTGACGAAAGCAGAGCCTGAGATCATTAGATGGTCGAGGCGGTGGGGCTGTCAGGGGGTCGAAATTTTTGGGCGCAGGGGATGGGTTCGCGCTCTCAACGGCTATAAGCCAACATCAACCATCATGATAAAGGACATTTGATATGAGCAAAGGCGGTGGGGGCGGCGGTTCTCAATCTGTGAATACACAGGTCGAGCCACCAGCATATGCAAAGCCATTCTTGGAGTTTGGCTTGAGCGAGGCAAAAAACCTCTATAACAGCGGAAACCCAAATTATTACCCAGATAGCACAGTCGTCGATTTTTCACCTGAGACTGAGATGGCTCTGCAAGGGTTGCGGGATGAAGCACTCGACCCTAACAGCATGACGTCGCAAGCACAGGGCATCGTGCAGCAAAATCTCATGGGGACAAATCCACTTTTGTCGGCGGCGTTCCAGCCTGCGATTAATCAGGTTCAAAGCCAGTTTGCAAAGTCAGGCAGATATGGCTCTGGTGCGAACCAACAGGCTCTCGCGTCAGCCCTTGCACCAATCGCATATCAAGCACAGCAAGACGCACTGGCTCAAGCACCTCAAGCGGCTTTGATGGATGAAAAACTGCTTACAGGTGTCGGTCAGGCCAAAGAGGATTTAGCGCAAGCCCATCTGCAAGACAATATCAATCGTTTCAATTTTGAGCAGAACCAGCCGATGCAGAACCTCAAGGATTATATGGCTCTGGTCGGTGGCGGGACTGTTGGGAGCAACACCATTGAGCCTGTCTATAAGAACTCAGCGGCTTCAGCTCTGGGCGGTGCGTTGGGTGGCGCACAGCTTGCCTCTGGCGCAGGGTTTAACCCGATGTATGGCGCGATTGGCGGCGGTCTTTTGGGTCTGATGTAAAAGGGGTTTGATATGGATTTATTCAATTTTTCATTTGACGACACCTTTATCCCAGCCCCGACTGGCGTGAACCCATTTCAGACGCCATTTGTGCCAATGGCGTCGGCTGGCTCTAATTTTGGTGTCCCGATGCCTACTGTTCTGCCGCGACGCAAACCATCTATGGCGGCTCTCTCTGGCTTCACGCCACTCACCATGCCAGCCGGAGCATCATCATCGCCGCAAGGCAGATCAATTCCTGTCTACGCAAATCCAGCCGCATCCCCAGCATCAATGGCTATGCCATCAATGTTGCCGAAGCCAAAGCCAGCCCAGCCCACATTTACACCATATTCGCAAATGGGTGCGCCTGACTTTGTGA